CCAGTCAGGCTTACCGCCAACAACCCATATAGTTGCTTCTGGAAAACTTTCAACGACAGATCTAATTGAATACTTTAGTTCTTCGTTTATTCCGTCTTTACATATGTATACAAAATCCATTGATCCCCATTATAAAAAAAATAAAGAGGGCAAGTTTTAAAGTTGCCCCCTCTATTAATTAAACTACTTTTTCTTAGCAGCCTTTTTCTTTGGTGCACTTTTAACAGGCACAATCTTGCCAAGAGCATCTGAAATCATACCAGTATCTGGTAGTACGCCAAACGCCTTATCATTAGGATTGAGCGCTCTCAATGCAACGGGCGCTAAAGCAGCAACTAGTGCAGCCCATAGATCCTTTGGATCTGTTACGCCAGCCATGTAAAGTGCAATTACTGAACCAAGAACAGATCGTCCATATGATGCCAGCATTGCCTTTGTCTTATCGTTTAATAGGTTATTCATTATTCCTCCTAGGATATAACTTTTGTTATTGTTGTAAAACCAATCCATAGACCAACAATTCCTGCGACTCCCGCAAAAACTGGTGGTGCTGGGACTGGTAATTTGAATGCAGCAAATACAACACCACATCCAAAACCTGTAATAATTGATAATATAATTTCTTTCATATTATCTTTTTTCTTGACCAATCTCTGGTAAAAGGGCTAAAAGTTTTTCTGAGTAGTTGTCCAAACCTTTTACCCTTAGTTCATCTGAAACCTCTTTGATGGTTTGCTGTGACTTTTCAATGTACTCAAAAGCCCAATCCCTTGAATCAGAAAGGAACTTTATAAAGTTTTCTTTATGTATTGTGTCATCAGACATACTGATGCCGTTGTTCATTTGAGAGTTTAATTCTTCAAGTGCCCTGGTTTTTATAAAAAGTTCAGCCAACAATAAGTTAGACTTTTTTAATTTATCAAAGGTAGCCCAATAGGATAGTCCAAAGGAAAAAGACAGGGTAGCAAAAAATATTAAAAACATCATTTCCATAATATCTATTGTACTCTATCCCTAATCACGTGAGTTGTCCAATAGTATAAACACTTATCGCAACAAGGTTTGTTATATTCACTCTGAGTATCTTTATAAAACTCTGCATAATAAATATAATCTTTACGATAAAGGTTGGCTCTATGGGTAATATTGACACGATTTACATGAGATGCCTTACTCCAGACTGGCTTATCAGTACCCCACAGATGCCCAGAAACGGCCTTCAGAGCCTCTATGTTGGCCTCATTCTTGTCTGTCTTAATACCTCTAAGGCTAGCCTCTTTAATCATGGCTCTTGTATACGTGAGTAATGATTTTTCAGCATTCTTCCACATCAGTACCGCTGGGTGATTACGCCATGCACCTGAAGGGGATTGACCAGACAAGACCTTAAGTATCTGATAAGACTCTAGTATTTGTTTATTTAAACGCTTATTATCAAGAGTCTCAGCGCATTGATCAAAATCTTTGTATGGTAAAAAGGTTTGCATTAGTCATCTTCTTCAATATCAAATAAATCTAAGTCTGATAATTGACTAAGCCTTGAAGCAAAAAACAAATTAATTGCAACAAGAAAGGATATTGCTAACAGTATTAATATAATTATTTTCTTTTTCATTTTGGAAAACTCACTCCACATCTTGTGCAAAGATCATAGGTTTTCCCAGTAAAAGGACAAGAGCCTGATAAAACAAGTGTATGTTTTTTTATTTTGCATATAAATATTTTTAATATATACACTACTTCTCCATTCTTATAATATCTATAAACTCTTTATGTTTTAAAAGTTTAGGAATTAAAAGATTTTGTTCTTTTAATATATTTTTATAGTTTTCTTTTTTAGCATCATCTAATAAAAGGTGTGCATTCTTTTTAAGAGTATCAATATTAATAATATGATTTCCTATTAAGATATAGTTATATGAATATGAAAAAAATATTTTATTTGTATCAAAATCAAAATTAGAAAATAAAACTTTATCTTGACAAACGTTTAAAACATATTTTACTTCTTCTGGCATTTTATTATTTTTAGAAAAATTTTTCCAAAAGTTATTATTTTCTTTGTTTGTTATGTAATGTAAATATAAAAAGTTAACAATTTCTTTAGTCTCTTTTAAATATATATCGTTAAATCTTTTTTTAACAAAATTATTTTTTGTTATTAAATTTTGTTTGTCTGACATAAATCTAGTTAAAACAATTATTGATTGCATTATTGAAGTTGCTTCTAGTGGTTCTAAGAATCCAGATGATAATCCAACCGCTAAACAGTTTTTATTCCAAATTTCTTCAAAACATCCTGCTTCAAAATTAAAAGAGCCTTTATCTTTCCTAGGATATGTTGGTTCAAAACCTAAAAAATCTTCTATTTCTTTTTTAGCCTCTTCATCACTTAAATAATTTGAATCATAAGCGTATCCACAGCCATACCTATTCTGTAATGGTATTTTCCACATCCAGCCGTAATTCATTGCAATTGCTTCAGTATATGGTGGAATGTCTTTATCTATATTTAAAAAAAACGGAATTGCTTTTTTTACTGGAAGATATTCAGAATAAGATCTCCATTTAGACTTATAAAATTTTCCTATAATTATTCTTTTAAAACCAGAGCAATCAAAAATAAAGTCACACTCTATATCTTCTTTATCTGTTTTTATTTTATTTATATATCCTTCTGAATCTTGAAATATTTCGGTTACAATTCCTTCTTTCCTTAATATTCCTCTAGATTCTCCAACAAGTCTTAAGTATTTTGCTAAAAGTGTTGCATCAAAATGAATAGCAACATGAGAAAAATTATTCATATTAATGGCATCATTATTTTTTACATATGGTACTTGAAAATTGTTAGAAAATTTTTCAACTAATGCATAATCTTTAAAGTTTTGATCATTTAAAGAGGCGCAGTAATGAGAAAAATTTGCATCATTTTCTATAAAATAACTATCTAAATAAAAGTTATAGTCATTAGAGGCTTGACTTTTTGATTCAAATGGGTGAAAATAACTATCTTTTTCATTTGACCAATTTGTAAATTTAATTCCATTTTTTATTGTTGCATTACAATTTTTTATTAAATCTTCTAACGGTATATTTAAGAAATTCATAAAACCAACAAAGTTTGGGGTAGATCCTTCTCCTGCACCAAGAATTCCGTATTCATCACTTTCTACTAAAATAACATTATCATCTTGATATATTTTTTTAGCATACAAAGCAGTTATCCAGCCAGCAGAACCACCACCTACAATGACAATATTTTTCATTTTACTGCCTCTCTGGTTACTAACACAATTGCTCCATTTATTTCTAAAGCCTTTTTTATTTGAACAACATACTTTAGTGCTTCTATTTTTTCATCATGCAACATTTTTAGAAATTTATACTCATCTAATTTTACTGTAAGGAAGTGCTCATTGTCAATAATTTCTATACCAAATCCTTTAGGCGGTGTAATTGAGTGTACAGCCCTACGCATTTCATTCGTATACATCACTTTCTACCCCATTGAATTTTATTCCAACCACGTTCATGTGCGTAGTAAATAAAGACTTTAACTACTGTTTCCCAAAATGCAATTGTTATGGATAGTGAAGCATTCTTTGTTATAACATAAGCAACAGCAACAGAAGAAAGCGTTCCCCAAATGCGATAACTTAGTGATTTAACAAATGATCTAGTCTTCGTTACTTTCATGATCTATATCCTCTTCAAACATGCTTTTAACAAATCTATCTTCTGCATCTGCAATTCCATGTCCAACATTAGATGCCCAGTTCACGACGTTTTTCAGTAGCCGAAATAGCATGAATGTCTGCCCCCAAATCTACTTGTTCAATTTTGTATCCAACGTCACGGCCATAGACAATGTTAGTAATGTTTGGCAAACGCAATACCATTGCATCTTTCATAAACTCATCCTTAGCAATATAACCCTTTACTTCATCAAATGTAAGTGGATCTTTTTCGCTAGTATTATATGTATTGCGTACTCCAAGTAGTACTTGGTTTGTTCTCATTCCAGCCTGTAAGTACAAAGCATGATGTCCCTCGTGCCAAGGTTGATAGCGACCAAGCATAAGTGTTGTTGGTGCAGACCAATCATGCAAACCATGCTTTTCAATTATGTGAGAGGCTTTTTCTTCAGCATTTAATTCATGATTAGAAAAGTATACGTTAGCAGTTTCAGGACGCTCAAACATTTTATTTGTATCTTCAAAACGACTTTGTGTAATCGTATCCATAAATATTAAAATATTTGGCTTACCAAATGCTTCACGAGTTGCTGCTGTTGGGCAAACAAAGTCTACAATAACTGGAGCAACTCCTTGATTAGCAATAAGTCTTGCCATAGCCCCTATACGTCTTGCTTGTTCTATGCGATCTTCAAGGGTAAAGCCAAGATCAGAATTAACTGTAGCACGTACTTCATCTGCATTAAGATGAATAGCATTAATACGTTCTTTAAGGGCTTTTGCTAATTCCGTTTTTCCAGAGCCAGGTAGTCCAATTATTTGTATAATCATCATTACTCCATTGTTAGTGCTTGCCAAGTATTTGACCAGTCTTGCTTAGTTTTATGCTTATTAAATTCTCTTGAAACTTCTCCACCCTCTAAGTATACTCCACCCCAGACGCCCCACTCTTTTCCAGATATGCCGTTTGCAAAGCATACTTTTTTTACTGGACACTGTCTACAAAGTGCGTCAACGCCTTTTCTGGATTCTTCATGATCTTCATATTTATCAAAAAATGAATTGTTTTCCATTCCTAAACACAAGGCTTCGTCTTTCCACAAATGCTGTTTCAAGATTAATCCTTATACTTATTTGGTATATCCCAACCATTACGACCAGGCTTATAAATTCTATGTAAGTACCA